TCAACCGGCGACAACGCAATCTTTCCACACTGGAACATCGCAGAAGGCACAACTACCACAGTTCGCTTCCTTCCAGACGGTGACACCAACAACACATTTTTCTGGATTGAGCGAGCAATGATTAAATTGCCTTTCGCCGGTGTCAAAGGTGAAACCAATTCAAAACCCACACAGGTTCAAGTGCCCTGTATGGAAATGTGGAATGAAACTTGTCCTATTCTAACAGAAGTTCGTCCTTGGTTTAAGGATAAATCACTGGAAGAAATGGGTCGTAGGTATTGGAAGAAAAAATCTTATCTGTTCCAAGGCTTTGTAGTTGATACCAAGTTGTCAGAAGATAAGACTCCTGAAAATCCTATCCGTAGGTTCATCATCGGTAGCCAAATCTTTAACATTGTTAAGAACGCTCTGATGGATTCGGAGATTGAGGAACTGCCCACTGACTATGTTCGTGGTTTGGATTTCCGTATCACAAAAACCAGCAAGGGTGGTTATGCTGATTATTCTACTTCAACTTGGGCTCGTCGTGAACGTGCTCTAAGTGACTTGGAACAGGCAGCACTGAAGCAACACGGACTCCACAAATTGAGTGACTTCTTACCCAAAAAGCCAGGTGAAGTTGAACTCAAAGTGATCAAAGAAATGTTTGAAGCATCGGTAGATGGTGAAGCATTTGACATGGATCGTTGGGGTCAATATTTCAAGCCAGCAGGCATGGGTGGAACTGGTTCAGCAACTGGATCAACTACAGTGGCGGCAGCACCTAAGGCTCGTGTTGATGAAGTCAGTGAAGATGATCCTCCATTTGACGCAGATCCTCCCAAGGCTCAACCCAAGGTCACAGCACCTTCAGCAGAGCCAGCAGAAAGCAATGATTCTTCGAGTCGTGCCGCAGATATTATTGCTATGATTCGCAAGCGTCAGCAACAATAATAGGAGACAATCATGGGTAAGGCTTTCGATATTTCAAAATTTCGAAAAAGCCTTACTAAGTCCATTGACGGACTTGGTATTGGCTTCAATGATCCTACAGATTGGATCTCAACAGGCAACTATGCCTTAAACTATCTTATCAGTGGAGACTTTTTTCGAGGTGTTCCTCTTGGTAAGGTAACAGTATTTGCTGGTGAAAGTGGTGCTGGTAAATCATATATTTGTTCAGGTAATATTATTCGTCATGCTCAAGAACAAGATATTTTCTGTGTGCTGATTGATACTGAAAATGCTCTTGACAAAGATTGGCTTGAAAGATTGGGTGTCAATACCGACGAATCAAAACTACTCAAACTTAACATGGCCATGATTGATGATGTGGCCAAGACAATCAATGAGTTCATGAAAGAATACAAGAGTATGCCAGAAGACGAGCGTCCAAAAGTATTGTTTATAATTGATAGTTTAGGAATGCTTTTAACACCCACAGATGTTAATCAGTTTGAAGCAGGTGACCTAAAAGGTGATATGGGTCGTAAGCCCAAGGCATTGACAGCCTTGGTTCGCAACTGTGTCAATATGTTTGGCAGTCATAATGTAGGCCTAATTGCCACAAATCATACCTATGCCAGTCAGGATATGTTTGACCCAGATGATAAAATCTCAGGTGGTCAAGGTTTTATCTATGCTTCAAGTATTGTGGTTGCCATGAAGAAACTCAAACTCAAAGAAGATGAGGATGGCAACAAGGTCAGTGATGTATTAGGAATTCGTTCAGCTTGTAAGATCATGAAAACTCGCTATGCCAAACCATTTGAGAGTGTTCAGGTCAAGATTCCTTATTCAACTGGCATGGCACCGACCAGTGGTCTTGTAGATATGTTTGAAAAGATGGGAGTATTGACAAAAGCAGGAAATAAATTACAATATGTCAGTAAGAAGACAGGTGAGATCATCGCTGAATTTCGTAAGAATTGGACCGAAGAAAAATTGACCAACATCATGCTCGAATGGGACAATTCTGCCAAGGTAACACCTATAACCACTGACGAAACTGTTGAGGAAGAATAATGGAAGAGGCTCTTATTATTGAAATATGGGATACTTTTAAAGATTATATCTCGGAAAAAAGTCGTGACACAGCGGCAAATCAGTTTGTAGATTTTCTCCTAGGTAGAGATGTAGATACCAAAACTCTAGAAAGTATAATGGGTTTTGACCCTCATCTCGACAACGCCATTGAATTGGTTCTTGGTGAAGAAAATCAAGACGATGACGACCAGTATGATGAGGATGGTTATGACTATGAGGATGATGAGGACTATTGATGAAATGGTATTCAAGAGTCAGCAAGGACCTCGCAGCCTTGCCAGACTGTATTGACAATTTCTATCAAGAACTAACATCAGCCAAGCAAGAAACAAAAATCAACGGTAATATTGAAAAGGCATCTGCGAATCTTCCTGGTATTGTTGAACATAGATTCAATCAACTTCAAGAACTTGAAGCAATATTAGAATATCTAAATATTGAACTCAGGAGGACTCGCAGTAAAGCCTTTAAAAAATATCTAGAAAACTATCAACGTGCTCTAAGCAGTAGAGATGTTGAAAAATATGTTGATGGCGAAGATGATGTTGTTGATATGGAAAAAATCATTAATGAATTTGCCATGTTGCGTAATCAATGGCTTGGTATTATCAAGGGACTTGATATCAAACAGTGGCAATTGAGTAATATTATCAAATTAAGGACTGCGGGTCTTGAAGATATCACACTCTAATACGCTTACTGTAGAATCTCTGATTTGCGCTCTACACCTGAATGGTGGCAATAAGGTCAAGCCCTACGATTGTAAAATTATCGAAAGTATCAGTATGAATTTTTCATACACCAGTCAAGGCATGACCGAAAAACAGGCCAACCTTGTGCTGAAGATTTTGAAAAAGCATGTTGATATTTTAAATGACACTTACAAATATGACGTAATGCCATTTTTAGTAAATCCTACCTACAGATTTCCATTGAGAACCTCGATTACCAGTTCCACAATCGAATTAATTGAGGATCAACAAGGGCGTAAAACTGTAAGTTTGAAATTTCCCTACAAAGAAGAAATTATCAAACTGATCAAAGACACAAATTTAAAAACAATCACGAGATCTTGGAATGCTGACACAAGATCTTGGGAACTTAGCCTTGACACTGAGTCATTGCGCCTTTGTATGACCTTGGTTGATCAATATCAATTTACCTACGAGCCCATTTTTCAAAATTATTTTGACCAAATTAAAAATATCGAGCAAAATTTTGAAAATTATGTGCCCATGGTGGATTACATTGATGGAAAATACCAATTTCGAAACACACCACCGCAAATTCCACAATTAAATCATGAAGATTTACAACATAGCCTATTCCAAGCACGGCGTTATGGAATTTTTACTTGGTCAGATGAGGTGGAAAATCAAATCTCAAAGGCCAATCTAAGTAGTTTGACCTTGGACTTTTTAAAGCATACAAAAAATGAAGAATTTGTGGTAAAATTGGAAGATTTTGCCCCAGATTCTTTGGAAAATCTTGTAAAATATCTTCTTCCTTGTATGATTTTTATCCCGGCTGGCAGCGAACTGACTAGAACACGTCATGCTTTTGACATGCTACAAAAAGCAGGTGTGGAAAATAGACAAATTTCCACAATGTTTAGGCTATCTAATGATACTCACAGCAGTTTTAACAAATATATCAAAGAAAATGGCCTAAACAGTCCTATCACCGAAGATACCAAGGCCGTGTTAGTCAGTCAAAAAATTCCTAAAACTGTTTTTCAATCGGATTTGAAATTCCCCACTGCCATAGTATATAATAGATATCACGCTCACTACGCAACTAAGGATTTTATGAGAAATTTTCAAAATAAACTGGAAATTTTCGACTCTACGTCACCTAAAAAAACTGAAAATTCTATGGATTGGTTGTTAGATGTCTAGAACTACACAATTAAAAATTCTTGATGAAGTCAATTGTAAGTTTCTAAATTTAGATTTAGACACCCGCAAGGCTCTAGTCAAAAAATTCAAGTTAGAAGACCCCACAGCACGGTTTAGACCAGCATTTAAACTGGGTCGATGGGATGGCACAACCAGTTTTTTTGGTCTAGGTGGAACTACCTATATCTCAATCCTTCCTCGTGTGTTAGAATATTTGGAAGCACAAAACTACTATGTTGAGATTGAAGATTTCAGATCGCCCATTGACCTAAAATTTGATGAAATTAGTGGTGATTTTTGGGGTGATTTGACCTGGCCCAAAGGACATAGGTTTGAAGGACAACCTATTCAACTACGTGAAGATCAAGTTGAAGTAATTAATAAGTTTTTATCTAATCCACAGAGCCTACAAGAAATTGCCACTGGCTTTGGAAAAACCATAACCACCGCAACTTTGGCAAAAATCTGTGAAAAATACGGTAGGACTATCACAATCGTTCCAAACAAAAGTCTTGTTGAACAAACTGAAGAAGACTTTCGCAACTGTCAATTAGACGTAGGAGTTTATTATGGAGACCGCAAAGAACTAGGAAGAACACATACCATAGCAACTTGGCAAAGTTTGAATATTTTAGAGAAAAAATCACACGATGATGACGAATTAATGTCACTGGCTGAATTTTTAGATGGCGTCGAAGCAGTCATAGTTGATGAAGTTCATATGGCCAAGGCTGATGTCTTGAAAAAATTACTGACACAAAATCTAGGTAAGACACCTATACGCTGGGGCCTGACTGGAACCATACCAAAAGCCGAAATTGACTTCGAAAATATTCGGTGCTCAATAGGTGATGTGGTTCATCGTGTGGCCGCATATGAATTACAAGAAAAAGAAATTCTCAGTCGTTGTCATGTTCAAATCATACAAACTGCTGAACATCGAGAATTTCGTAGTTACGCAGAAGAATTGAAATTTTTAGTCACTGACACAGATAGAATGACCTATATTTCATCAATGATTCAAAATATCAGCCAAAGTGGCAACACCTTGGTCTTGGTGGATCGTATTGAAAGTGGTAATTTTTTAACAGCAAATTTAACCGACAGTGTTTTTATATCAGGCAAAGTTAAAACCAAGGACAGAAAAGAGGAATATGATGAAATTGCGGTTGTGGATAACAAGATTATTGTGGCGACTTATGGTGTGGCCGCTGTGGGTATTAATATTCCTCGTATTTTTAATTTGGTTCTTTTGGAGCCCGGAAAGAGCTTTACAAGGGTTATACAATCAATTGGGCGAGGCATTAGAAAGGCTGAAGACAAAGACTTCGTCCAAATCTGGGATTTGACAGCCAGCACAAAGTATGCTAAAAAGCATTTAACAGAGAGAAAACGTTTTTACAAAGAAGCACAGTATCCCTTTAACCTTGAGAAAGTAAAATACCAATAATGCAGATTTTGACTCTAGACAACCAAACATTTTATCTAAATGAATTACCTGACGAGATTGAAAATGATTTACGATTTGTAGTTTTAGATAATAGCGATAATCAAAATCCTGATTATTTTTTCATTCCTCTAATTTTCCTAGAAAGCTTTACAGGTCCAGCTGTAGTACTCGAGATAGGAAAATATGAAATTACCATGCCTTTAGATTGGTGCACTATTGTAGGTGATACAGAAGGACCTGAAATGGAAGTGTTACCTCTTACAAGCCTAAATGATAGGGGATTTAAAACTTTTTGTTTTAATCCTCTAAGTAGTTTCAAACCTGAATTTTTAGATATTGATATTATAGATGTTTATCAAGACGTTAAATGGTACTTTCCAAAGATGCGTTCAGGACAGCTACTTTGTACACCGTTAGAACCTGGTCCTAAGCCGATTTGTGCTTATTTTGTGAAGGAGGTAAGTAGACAAAGCGAAATAATTAATTACACTCAGGCCTGGTAATGTCTAAAATTTACGAAAGTCCAGATGGTGGTCATACAATTTATGAAAGAACACCTAATAGTACCAAAAGAGTTCTTATCAGTGAAGATGAATATGCAATTAAACAAAAGCAAAAGATTGAATGGGCCCACATATGGGAGATAAAAGATACAAACCCTGCTTTGCAAAAAGCAGCAGAGCATGTTATAATGTTGTATAAATTGACTGAGGGAACAAATGAGCAACCCAAATGACAAAATTAAGAATAGTAGACGTAGGCTTCAAGATAAAAATGCTGTAAATAGACAGGTTAAAATTGCTCGAACTTATAATGTACCTGTTGAAGAACCGCACAAGTTAGCCAAACATCACGCTTTAAATTGTGGAAATCCTAGGTGCGTAATGTGTGGAAATCCTAGGCGAATGTTTAAAGAACTTACCACACAAGAACGTAGATTATTTCAAGATCCCGACACATCGAACGATAGACACAGTAATGGGTTAAGGACACAGGAAGATGGCGAAGAAACTAAGTCTTAAAAGAATTTTAGAAGCAGTTGACAATCGAAATTATAATTTTTATAACAGTCTTACTGATGAAGAAAAGAAAGAATTTAGTCCTTATATTTTAATGAGATATGTTTCAAATGTATCAGGTGAAGAATTTCTACAAGAATGGTATATAGAAAGGACCAACGAATTAGTTAATAAAAATCATTGGGCATTAGGTAAAAATCATAAATCTTTGTTATGGCAACTGTTTGCAGCAATAGGAGTAGGATCTACACAATATCATCCATATCTTGCACTAGGAAAAAAACAGAAAAAAAATAAAATTGAAAATTTACTTGCTGAAATTTATCCCGCCATGAAATTAGACGATATTAAAACTTTAGCGTCATTAATGACAACAACTGATACTGAGACTTTGTTTGACAATCTAGGGTTTGACAAGAAAGATAGAAAAGAATATGAATAATGGTGACATTAGTTAATCAACCTTTTAAATGTCATCACTGCGGCAAGAGTTTTATGAAAGAAAAAACTTGCCTAGCACACGTCTGCGAACGTAAGCGTCGAGCCATGCAGGAAAGTGAAAAACGTGTTCAGGCAGGATTTTTGACATTTAACAGATTTTATCAACTAACTCAAGGTAGTAAAAAAACTAAAACCTATGAAGAATTTTGTAACAGCAGTTACTACAATGCCTTTGTAAAATTTGGCAGTTTTATCAATAACGTAAACCCATTATATCCAGACAAGTTCATCGATTATGTGATCAAAAGTGGTGTAAAATTAGATCATTGGTGCAGAGATGATCTTTACTATACCTACCTTTATGAAATGGTTAAACTAGAACCTGTAGAAAGTGCGGTCCAAAGGTCATTAACAACTATGATGGAATGGGCAGACGAACATAACTCAGAATTTTCGCATTATTTTAACTATGTGAGTCTAAACAGAGCAGTGCATGATATTCTAGAAGGTAAATTAAGTTGTTGGGTAGTTCTAAACAGTAAAGCGGGCAAGGAAATGATTAATAAAATGACAGATGAACAATTAGAGTTAATTGGACCTGCTTTTGATATCTCATTTTGGATGAATAAATTTAATCAATGTCCTGCTGATGTTGCGTTAGTGAAAGAAATATTAGAAGAGGTAAAAATTTTATGAGATTAGAAGGACTTGTAGAAAAAGGTTGGGGAAGTGAGTATATTTTTGCTACGAATGATTTTTATTGTGGTAAGCTTTTAAACTTTAATAAAGGTGCTAAATTCAGTATGCATTTTCATGCTGTAAAGGATGAAACATGGTATGTATTATCAGGGAAATTTGTAGTAAAATACATGGATACGAAAACTGCTGATACCTTTGAAAAAGAACTTAATATCGGAGACATTTGGAGAAATCTACCCTTGCAAGTTCATCAGTTAGTATGTTTAGAACAAGGCACAATTATAGAAGTTAGTACAGCTGATAGTATCGAGGACAACTATAGAGTACAAAAAGGGGATAATCAAAAATAAACTATGAAAATACTGATAACAGGTTATAAAGGATTTATAGGCCAAAACATGGTCAAGGCTATGAGTAGAGACCATGACCTAATTTTATATGAATATGGAAATCCAATACCAGATTTTAAAGGGCTAGATTGGGTAGTACATTTAGGTGCAATAACTGATACAACAGAAAAAGATGTAGAAAAAATTATGAAATATAATTTTGATTTTAGTTGTGTTTTATTGGTAGCTTGCCAAGCTAATAATGTTAATTTACAGTATGCCAGTAGTGCAAGTGTCTACGGTATTACAAATAATTTTGCAGAAGATTCACCTTGCAGTCCTCAAAATCCATATGCTTGGAGCAAGTACCTATTTGATAGGAATGTATTGTCTCTTAAACTAGATAATATTATTGTCCAAGGTTTTAGATACTTTAACGTGTATGGTCCTCACGAGGATCATAAAGGAGATCAAGCAAGTCCATATACAAAATTTGACAAACAAGCTAAAGAGACAGGGGTTATAAAAGTATTTCATAATAGTCATCAATTTTATAGAGACTTTGTTCATGTGGATCAGGTAATAGATGTTCATAAAAAATTTTTAAATATAAAGAAAAGCGGAATTTGGAATATAGGTACAGGCAAAGTCACCAGTTTCTTAGAAGTTGCAGAAGAAATCGCAAAAAAACACAATGCAAAAATTGAATACATTCCTATGCCTAGTAACCTGGTTAATCAATATCAGTATTATACCTGCGCTGATTTAGCTAAAATTAGAAAAGAAATAGACTTATGAAAATTGTTGTCAATGGTACTTTTGATATAATTCACCTAGGACATTTACGATTATTATCATATGCTCGAATTCATATTAACAGTTTTGTTCATGTATTAATTGACAGTGATAGAAGAGTAAGAGAATTAAAAGGCCATAATAGGCCTTACAATACTGAATATGAACGAGCAAGTTTATTATTTGCTCTAAAATATGTGGATAGAGTTGATGTATTTGACTCAGATCAAGAATTAGAAAATTATATAAAAGAGATTAATCCTGATATAATGATCAAAGGCAGTGATTATCGAGATAAAAGAATTATAGGCGCAGAATACTGTAAAGAGATTATATTTTATGACAGACTCGAAAAATACTCAAGTACCAAAAAAATTCAAGATATTATTAATAGGGGATAGTTGTGAAGATGAATATTACATAGGTTCATGCGATAGACTGAGTCCAGAAGCCCCTGTTCCTATACTAAAAATACAGGAACATTTTACCGCACCAGGTATGGTTGCTAATGTAAAGAAAAATTTACAGATATTAGAACAGCGTGTAGATTTTCTAACCAACACAGCCACTATTAAGAAAATACGCTATATCGATCGTCGTTCAGGTCAACACCTTCTCAGGGTAGATGACGAGTCCAATAAAATTACGCCATGGAATAAAAATTTACCTATTTTGTTTTTAGGTGGTAAAAAAGATATGTATGATTTTTATGATGCTGTGGTAATTTCGGACTACAACAAAGGATTTTTATCTTACGAACACATAGAAGAAATTATTAGAGATTTTAAATGTCCAGTTTTTATTGATACCAAAAAGCGTGATCTCAAGAGGTTCGAAGGTGCTATAATCAAGATTAATTTACACGAATTTAATAATTTAACATCAACTCCTAATGATATGAAGGGACTTATTGTTACCAACGGAGAAAATGGCGCCATGCATGAGAGTATTCATTATCCCGCAGAAAAGGTCGAAGTCAGTGATGTCTGCGGTGCCGGTGATACTTTCTTGGCCTGGTTAGTCTATGGATACCTTGAAAGCAGCGGTGACATGTCTAGGGCAATCAAACTGGCAATCAGAGCAGCCAGTGAAAGTGTCAAACACAGAGGAAACTATGCTCCTAAATTTGGAGAAATCTTTGGACAAAGTTAAGATCGTATTGGCTACAGGAGGGTTTGATCCTATTCACTCCGGGCATATTCATTACCTAGCCGCTGCTAGAAAACTTGGAGATAAACTGGTTGTTGGGGTGAATAGTGATGATTGGCTCATTAGGAAAAAAGGTGCAGCATTTATGCCTTTATGGGAAAGATGTCTCATTATTCAAAATCTAAAAATGGTAGATACTGTGATTACATTCAACGACAACGACGGAAGTGCCAACAACGCTATCTGGAAAGTATCACAGATATTTCCTCAACATCTTCATTTGATATTTGCCAATGGCGGAGACAGAACCAAAGATAACATTCCAGAAATGATTTGGGAAGATGTAGAATTTGTATTCGGCGTTGGGGGATTTGAAAAAACTAATAGTTCTAGTATAATACTAGAAAAATGGAAACAAAATGCCTGATATTGACATAGATTTTGCAGATAGAAAAAAGATTCTTGACATTATTCGTCATGTGCCTGCTACATTAGAAGATGGTAGGCGGCATAGTACAGGAATTTATCCCCATCAAATTCCCATTAACCCACTAACAGGAACAGCTAGTATTGATTACAAAGAAGCTCAGCAAAGAGGCTATTTTAAGATAGATTTTTTAAACGTAGGCATATATAAAGATATTCGCAGTGAAGAACATCTCAATGAATTATTAAACAAGGAGCCGCTATGGGATTTATTGGAACAGGACGATTTCGTCAACTTGCTATTTCACGTCAACGGACATGGTTCGATCTTAAGAAAAATGAAACCAAAGAACATATCCCAACTAGCGGCAGTTTTAGCTCTGATAAGGCCAGCGAAACGTTATCTGATTGGGAAAGATTGGACTACGGTGATGAACGAAGTTTGGATAAAACCTGAGGATGACGAATACTACTTTAAGAAAAGTCATGCTACTGCCTATGCTGCGGCCATTGTAGTACAAATGAATTTAATCTGCGAATCAATTAGCTACGATTACTCTTAACTGATCTTACTAATTGAATGCTTTTTCTTTTTACTCTTCTTTCAGCTATTTCACCTAGATTTACCACAGGCCCAAACATAACCTCTACATCTTTAAAATTAAAGGTTTTTATAAAATTTTTAAAAGGAAAAGTTTCTTTTTTTAGAAATATATTAATTGGTATTTTTCTATTACTTTCCCACCACCATATTTCACCTAATTCCAAAAATAATGATTTTAGGTTGTTATCTGTTATCATACCTAGGTCGTATATGCTTAGGACATGAGAATCACAATTTATAATAATTCCAATATATTCTTTATCGTTGCTTTTTATACAACTTATAAAGGGTAAATTTTCCGTTACGAGTTCTTTCATCACCTATCAATAAATAATAATATGCATAATTTACCGATCTATTTATATCATAATAATTTGAACGTAATTTTAGATTTGGATGCTGAAGTCACGGGGGCAAACAGAGTTATGTACCAAAGAAATCTTACTATTCAAAAAGGTATTAAAAACCAAATTAGAATTCAGTTTAAAAATAGCGATCAAAAACGTGTGAGAATTTATAGTACACAAACATATATTTTTTCCATGTATGATGCAATCAATCAGCGGTTGTTAGTAGAAAAACCTTTAGAAATCTTAGATGTTGCTACTACCTCGACCAAAGGACTAGCACTTTTAACCTTGACAGAAAGTGATATTTTAAATTTACCCAAATCGAGTTACAATTATGCAATAAAATTAATAGATACAGATGGAAGTTATTTGCCAGCTTATTCTAATACATATTATGGTATAAACGGCGTTATTGAACTTAAAGAAGATATCAATTCTGTGTTACAAGCCAGTACATCAGTCAATTCATTTACTAAAATTTTTAATGGTGCTACAAATCTTTATGAGCATAAAAGTGGTCACATAGACGCCCAGCCACAATACAACGGTAATTCTGCTCTTCATACATTGGCCTGTTACTTGAGCCAATATAGAGGAACCATTACTATTAGAGGTACATTAGAAAATTCTCCGACCAGTGATGATTCGTATGATACCATAGTTACAAAAACTTATGATCAGAAGAGTGGTATTGTTTATTTTAACTTCAATGGTGTTTATAGCTATATAAGAGTATATCATATTCCTGCGCAAGCTCCGGCTGGATTAGATAATGACGATCCTAGTTATTTCGGTTCATTTGACAAATTTCTTTATAGAAGCTAAAATAGGGCAATGAATCCTATCCAAGACAGCTTGATAAGCTTGTTGCCTCACCAGAAAAAGTCTACCCCAAGCGGATGGATTTCTTTTAACGCTGTTTGTTGTCATAATAGAGGTCAATCAAAAGATTCTAGAAATAGAGGTGGAATTTTATTAGATAAACAAGGTGGTTGGCAATATCATTGTTTCAATTGCTCTTTCAAGACAGGATGGACACCAGGTAAAGCTCTTAGCTCAAATACAAAAAAGTTATTTGGGTATCTTGGATTGACTTTATTAGACATTCAAAAACTGCAACTATTAACCTTGAAGTATAAAAATGAAACTCCAACTATAAAAAAAATACAAGATTTAGAATTACAAGAAAGAAAACTACCAGATCTTTCTTTAAGTCTCAAAGAATGGGCCACGCAAGATCTACCAAAAAATATTGAACAAGAACTTTTAGAAATTTTTAAATATTTAGATTATAGGGGTATGAGCATAGATTGGTATCCTTGGCACTGGAGTCCTAGTCCTGGTTATAAAGATAGACTATTAATTCCTTTTTATCAAAATAATAAAATAGTAGGTTATACAGGAAGAAAAATAAATGATGGCAAGCCAAAATATCTTACAGATAGTCAACCTGGATATGTTTTCAATATAGATTCTCAAAATGATAGTAAAGCATTTTGTATCGTTACTGAAGGTCAATTTGATGCTATCGCTATAGATGGTGTGGCAATAATGACCAACGAACCTAGTGATGTGCAGATCTCTCGTCTTAAGAATTTGAACAAAGAAATAATTGTTGTACCGGATAGAGATGCCGCAGGTAGTAAAATTTTACAATCAGCAATTGAAAATAATTGGACAATAAGTTATCCAAACTGGGATAATACAATTAAAGATGTAGCAGATGCAGTTTTAAGATATGGAAGATGTTATACTTTATATTCAATTTTGTTTTATAAAGAAACAAATAAAGTTAAAATAGAATTACTAAAGAAGAAATTAAGCCATGAAAGAATTTAATATTTACAATAAAAAATATAAGAGGTTTTTTGCCTTTGGTTGTAGTTTTACTGGTTATAAATGGCCTACTTGGGCAGATATAATCCATAATGAAATGAAATATATAGAATATTATAACTACGGTGTGGGTGGAGCAGGTAATCTACAAATAATGGCAAAATTAAGCCAAGCTAATAACAAATTTAAATTCAATCAAGATGATCTAATAGCTGTGATGTTTACCAGTTTTAATAGAGAAGATAGATGGGTAAATGGAAATTGGATTAGTTTAGGCAATATCTATAATCAAAGAGAGTATTCAGAAGAATGGGTAATGAAATTTGCTGATCCAACTGGATACATAATTAGAGACTTATCGTTAATAGATATGATGTCAAATTATATAAAAAGTTTGTCAAGTGATTCTATTGTTTTAACTTCTTATCCTCTTGACGATTCTCTAGAAAATATCATAGGAAGTTTTGATACCAATATAGTTCAGCAAATAAACAAAAATTACAGTTCTCTAATCAAGTCCATTCCGATTTATCGAGGATTAAAAGAAGATCTAATGAATCGTCAACTAGGATTCATATATAAAAATGAACGTGGAGAACAATTTCACGATACACATCCTACTCCAACAGAACATTTAAAATATATGAGAGCAAGTGGCTTTGTTCTAGAATCAACTGCTGACTTATATGCCGATACAAAAACCAAAGAGCTATTATCTCTCAGTAAAATGAACGATATTATAAATATTCGTCCTGTTAGTTTAAGTGAACATCAAGATAATAGATTATAATGAACAATTACACTTTTGATATTCAAAAAATTTATTTAGAAATGTTTTTAAGTGATGCTGAAGCATTTATTAGGTGTCAAAACATTTTTAATTATGAATATTTTGATAGAAAATTACAACCTACAGCTAGGTTTGTATCGCAGTATGTGGATCAATATAAAATCATGCCAAGTGTTGAAATTGTCAATGCTAGTTGTAATATTAGTCTAAATAAAATAACATTACCTCAAGAAAATTATGACTGGTTATTAGACGAATTTGAAAAATTTTCAAGGCACAAGGCAATTGAACAGGCAATTTTGACATCTGCGGATCTACTAGAAAAAGGTGATTATGGTCCTGTTGAAAAATTAATAAAGGATGCCATGCAGGTAAGTTTGAGTAAGGATATGGGTACAGATTATTTTGAAGATCCTCGAGGTAGACTGGACAATCTTAAAAACTCAAACGGGCAGATTAGCACAGGTTGGCCTAGTGTTGACAAAAAACTATATGGTGGATTCAATAGAGGAGAACTTAATATCTTTGCTGCTGCATCAGGTGGTGGAAAAAGTTTATTTTTAGCCAACTTAGGTGTAAATTGGGCGCTAATGGGATTGAACGTTATCTATCTAACTTTTGAATTAAGTGAAAATCTAGTCAGTATGAGACTAGATAGCATGATGACAGGTATTGGCACAAGAGACATTTTCAAAAGCATAGATGACGTTGAACTCAAAGTAAAAATGCTAAAAAAACGTAGTGGACACCTACAAATTAAGTATATGCCATCGGGGAAAAATTGTAATGATATTCGTGCCTATTTAAAGGAATATCAGGTCAAAAAAGGTGAAAAACCCGACGTTTTATTAATAGATTACCTAGATTTGATGATGCCTTTGTCGGTGAAGGTATCGCCCAGTGATTTGTTTGTCAAGGACAAATACGTGTCTGAAGAGATTAGAAATTTGGCCATGGAAACTAATTGTATTACGGTTACTGCTAGTCAGCTGAATCGTGCCGCAGTTGAAGAAATTGAATTCGATCATAGTCATATTTCAGGTGGATTAAGTAAGATTCAAACTGCTGATAATGTCATAGGGATCTTTACCAGCCGTGCTATGAAAGAAAGAGGACGCTATCAAATTCAATTTATGAAAACACGTTCAAGTAGTGGAGTTGGTCAAAAAGTTGATTTAGAATTTAACGTTGATACATTACGTATAACTGATCTAGGTGACGAAGCAGATTCAAATCCTCAACCAACATCAAATCAAATATACCAAGGATTAAAAAGAACCAGTTCTATTGAATCTGCTGATCCTACTCAAGGTATTGTTGCACCCAAAATAAAAGCTAAACCTACCGCAGATATTAGAAATATGTTAGCTAGTCTTAATGCTGAAAAAGATTAGAACCAAGTAGAAATTTGATTTCTAGCATGTTCTTCAAGTGAATGATGCCACTGATTATTACCGTCAATACTGAATAGTAAATCTAAGTTTGCTGGCATTACACTCCATCCTTTGGTAACATCAGTAAACGGAGGAACAATATCTATTTCGTTTTCTAATTGACCAGGTAACCACCTGTAATATCCTGCAACGGCTCTAAATAGTTCAGGCCCGTTATTGGAACTTATGGCAGCAAGAACACTGAGATCATTGCTGATACCAAAATTTTCTCCAATTGGAGTTGTTCCTGGACTTTGCCAATCCAGACTATGCAGCACAATAATTCTATTTGTATTCTCTGGTCCTCCAAAGTATACAGGTTTTTCTTGATCATATGGAATGCCTAGAGATTTCATAATGCCGTTCAAAGTTGTATTGTTATCCATAGGTTTGTTAATCTGTAAACCAATACTGCCATTATGATCGTGATCAATGATCAAGATTACACCTTTTCTTAAAATAGGATCTTGTCTTTTAGGGTGTGCAGCTAAAATTAATCCTTTATAGTTATCAATGTCTTCCATAATAATATTTACAAAAATAAATATTTTATATGAAAATAATGGAATTTTTACCGCCGGGAATAGAAGTACATGATCAATTAAATCCTAACCTATGGAATGGAAAAAGGTTAAACAACCTAGTAAAAAACAAGCTAATTAAAATCGCTCATCATTTCCAACAATTCGTAGATATTGATTTTCCAGTAATTGATATTATCATAACAGGCGGTCAGACCAGTAGATACTATACAAAATACAGTGATCTTGATCTTCATCTAATAACTGATTATGATAAAATCGAATGTGATCGAGAGCTAGAAGAATTATTTGATACTAAAAAATTGTTGTACAAGGAAAAATACGATATTACAGTAAAAGGAATTCCAGTTGAACTTTATGTCGAAGATGTCAAACAATATGGAGCTGGTGGTTCTTACAGTTTATTAAAAAATAAATGGATAAGACCAAGTACCGAACCAAAAAAATCAATTGATAAAAATGAAGTGGATTCTATCGCAAAACAATGGTATAAAATTATAATGAAAGTTATTAAATCAAATGATATAGAATCACTTGAAAAAGTTTTAAACAATTTAAAACTATTCCGTAAAAAGGGGCTAGAAATTCAAGGAGAATATGGCTCTGCAAATTTGGCCTTTAAAAGTCTCAGAAACAGCGGAATTATAGATAAACTTAGAAAAAATATAATTCAACATCGTAATCAAGAATTAGGACTCAAATAAAAAGCCCGCTCATGAGCGGGCTTTTACTAACTGAAGTAATGCTAGTTGTCTTATTAAGAATAATTTCCATCTTATAGGCGCAGGAAGTTCATCAAGGTCTTCGGGTTCAATTCTGATACGGTTTTTATTTCGTGCCAGAGTATCGTCGAAAGCAAGATAATCTGTTTCTTCTAATTCGCCTTTAAGAACAAGAAATCTTACATCACTTCGACGAACTAATATTACTTTTTTGCCTTGTCGTCTTTCTTGGCTTCTGCCTTGGGCGTGTCTTTCTTTTCCTCTTTCTTGGCATCTGCTGCGAATGCTGCTGTGGTTGCGAATGCTGCTAAGATTAATGCGATTACTGATTTCATTTTATTTTCCTTTTAAAAAATCACAGTGTTGTCTGTGTATTAATAATAACGCCTTGCCCTAGGTAAAGTTTACTTATCTTTACTATTATGGATAAATCCCTTATTTCTTTCTACTGGCCATGCAATGGCGGTAACCAACTCTCTTCCATCTGGTTCAATTTTGGTATCATTAACCACGATTCTTTCACCTGTCCCAATGCCAAAAATTATATGATCGTACTTGATTCCAAATCTGCGAAGACTTGCCACAGTGGCCTCTCTTGTACCTTCCTTCCTTGCAGTGGTAAAAATCACGCAATCATCGTAGGGAATACTATCTAAAAAATCTTTGGCACCAGGGAGAAGAAAATCTTCTCCCTTTGTAAACAAGGCTTCCCATTCAAATATTGTACCGTCCAGGTCAATAAACCAGGTGTGTCTTCTATTTTCGCTTAATTTGAATGGCCACATGTTAGAAACGGTGACGAATGCCAACGCCTGTTACACGAGTATCTGCCCATGCTGTATTTGTACGATTTACACCATCATTGGTATAACTGGTGTCACGAACAGCAGCATAAAGATCTGTGCGTTTACTCATTGCGTGAGTAAGACCAAGTGCCCAACTTGCAGTTTCAGCTGACTTGTTACCAACAAAGTCGTGATCAAAGCGAGCATAACTGGCCATTACAGTATTACCTTTGCCTAAAGGCATACTAGCACCAACACTATAACCTTTGTCTTGTTTGGTTACTGCGTCACTGTTTTCTACACGATTGTATTGAGCAAATAATTTTGCTACCTTAACATCGTAACTACCGCCAACAATTGTTGATGTCATGCTTGGCTTACCTGCACCTTGTTCAACATCTTGCCAAGTGGCTGTTAGGCCGATTGGGCCGCGGAAGAACATGGCACCCACACTCTTACCAGCTTGTTTTGTGCCAGTGGCATCATCTTGAACACCAGCTGAATACACACCTGTTAGTGCCAAAGGACCAGCATTAGTTTTAACCAGCACTGAGTTATTCCAACCTGAATCAGTGCCACCTGCTGCGAGGTTAAAGTTGTTAACACCAAAACGCTGTGTAAACATCGGGCTAAAAACTGAACTATCACCTAGAGCATTGAAAGCAATAGTTGAGATAAAGTATGGTGTAGTAACACGACCAACTTGAACTTCGCCAACCCGACTGCTTAGGCCAACATAGGCATTACGAGCCCAAGTAGCATCACCGTTAAAACGTCCTAGTTGTGCCGTGTCAGCACGTAAGAACTGTTCTAGCACTGCCGTGGCCTTGATACCGCCACCGAGTTCTTCTGAACTACGGATGCCAATGTAACTGGTAGTCATACCACCTGCTGATACCTGCGTAGCAGATGTCTTTCCAGTAGTATGTCCTAGATAACCATCTACTAGACCATATAAACTAGTTTGAGCACTAGCGGCTGTTGTCAATCCGGCCAATAAAGCAGCCAATAAAAGTTTCTTCATATTAAGTTTCCTCTCTTTAAAGTTTATAAAACCTCTGTGTAAGTATTATATAGCACACAAATTGATTAGTACAAAAAAATGGCAGTTATATTGATTTTTTTAGCAATTATCTATAGAGTTAATGCACATCCTGTGCTGGTGCTTATGATTCCTTTGAGCATGCTGTTAAAACTTAAACTCACACGCTCCTTGCCAGTTTGATTTCTAGGTACACTGTGAATAAGACTGCTAGGAAACAGAACCAATTGTGCTGGAGCAACAGACAAGTATAGACTTTCTACAGTAAACGGAGTTCCATTGTCAGTTTCAATATTCCAAGGACTGTAGTTTTTTTCAAATTTTATGGTGTCATTTTTACCGTGAGTTTCCAAATAAAATACACCGCTGACCCAACTGTTAGGATGAGTATGAGTGTGATGATAATCTCCTGGCCTGTTGAGATTTAACCAGCTCTGTGTGATTTCTAGTCGTAAATTATTTTTTGGATTGTAAATCCTAGATAGATAATTATCTAGATTGGCCTGTATCCAAGATCTGATTTCAGCAAACTCTGATTTATCTAGTACGGTCATAATGGCGCTGGTTCTATTACCTTCATTGCCATATGACTGCTTTAGGTATTGTCTGGCCGAGGTCAATTCATTTTTGGTCAGTGCTCGGTCCATGAGACTAGAGTACAGAGGCTGTGGAAAAATTGCTTGTATATTAAAATCTAATTTCATAGTCTAGCATACTGCAATTTAGACCGCAGGGTCTAGAATTTTGGTAAAAATAGGCTCCGAAGAGCCTATTGGTAGTTGGGTTACAAGGTCTTTCCTACCCCGTCAAGTTCAAGCGGCTAGCTTGAGATCCTGATAAAAATAGTCGTCATTTGCGTCTATTTGCTTTGCTAGGATAACGTCCTTCGCCTACCGTGTTGTCCATATCCGTACTCTTTACCCCGTCGAAGCCAGTCTGGCCCATCAGAAGCACTCTGGGACGCCGTTTTCGCATCTCGCGGGTAACGACCAAGACCTACATCAGAATGCTTCTGGTGGACCAGGCGGGAGTCGAACCCGCGTCCGCAGCAC